CATGGCCTCGGCCGCGGCCACGGCCTTGCGACGGAGGCCCTCGGGCAGGTCCTTCATGTGCGAGACGCCGAACTCCTTGTTCAGGGCCATCGCGGCTTCGCGGCTCTTGCCCGCCAGGGCGAACACGGCCTTCTGGAGCACGGCGTAGGCGAGCGGCTCCTCGTCATCCTGCGCGGGCGCATCGGCCTTCGTGTCGGCAGCAGCCGAACCTTCGGCAGGGGCTGCAGGCTCGGACTTCTCGACCTTCGTCTCGGCGGCCTTCGTGACCTTGGCCGGCGCAGCTTTCTCGGGCGCCGGCTTGTCCTTTCCCGGGGTGGCCTGCTCGATGACCAGCGCCGCGGAGAACGCGTTTTCGGGGATGCCGCGCAACACCGCGATCGCGGTCTCGACGCTGGTGAATTGCAGGGTGATCTGGATCATGTCGGTCCTTGGTGGGTGAGGTGGAACAGAGGTTGGACTTTAGCGCATGCTAAAGCGTTGGGCAAAAATTATTTCGTGTCGCGGATGCGGTCGAGGTAGTCGAGCCACGCCTCCCAAAGCAGCGCCGCGAGGGCGCCGATCAGGATCAGAACGACGGTGGTGGGCTTCATGATGCGGACTCCCACAGCCGCCAAACGACAGCACCCAGGCACAGGGCCACCGTGGCGGAATCGAAGTCCGAAACCGAGCGCCCCCGGACGTAGTCCTCGCAGAAGCGCGCGGCGTGCACGCCCGCCAGGTAGGCGAGGGCGCACAGCAGAATGGCCTCGATCGTGCTCATGGCATCACCACCGCAGCGGTGACGAGCAGGAGGCCGCTCACGAAGAACAGCACGGCAGCCAGTGTGGCCAGGGCGTAGATCGTGAGGCTGCTGGACTCGGAGCCCGTGACCCGTGACCCAGGCCTTGCCCGCGAGCCAGAGAAGCAGAAGGCCGAGGATCAGTGCAGGCATGTCAGTTCTCCAGTGGGAGCCAGCTCATGGGCACGTCCGCGAGGAACGCCTCCCAGGTGGCCGCGTTGACGGATTCGCGGTGGATGGCCGCGAGGCGGGTGATTGCGGTGGTCATGCGTCGTTGTCCTCGTAGATTTTCGAGAGGCGCGACGTGATGCCGCCGACCGAGCGCTCGTGCCACGCCGCGATCTCGCGCTCGTCGAAGCCCAGGGCGACCTGGGCCAGCGCGTCGCGCTCCTCGGCGGTGGACCAGCGCACCGCCTGGCGGCGGGCCTTGGTGCCGGACGTGCGTTTGGCCGGGGCGATGATCCCGTCCTGAATCCAGCCGCGGGCGTCGACCGTGATCACGGTGCGCTTCGCCTTCTTGCGGCCCCAGTGCTTGGGGTGGCGATCCGGGCCCGGCCACCACGAACCGTAGGGGATGCGGTCGGGGCTCATCAGAACTTCCTTTCGATGGACAGGTGCTGGAAGACACCGCCCTTGGCCGGGGCGACGCTGTAGCGCAGCGACACGCCCAGGGGCGTCGCCACGGTCAGCGACGGCATCAGCATCGGGCGCAGCTTGCCCGTGCCGGGGCACCATTCGTACCCGGTGCCCAGGGCCGCTGCGAGGTGCGTGCCGACGGGGCCGAACCGCGGGCCGTCCAGCATGTAGCCGGCGTAGACCGTCGTGCGGTAGTAGCTGTTGTCGTAGACGCCCACGATCCAGCCGTCGCGGCTGATGTAGTAGGCGCCAAAGTTGCGCTCGTTGTACGCCACCTGCTCCACGCGGCCGGTGTCCTTGTACCGGCGCTCGAAGGTGTCTTCGGAATGCTCGCTGAACAGGTGCACGCCGATGGTCTGCGCCTGGACGGCGCCGGACAGCAGGGCGGCGAGGATGAAGGCAAAGCGCATGTCAGTGGCTCCTGTGTGTTGCAGGGGTGGCGGGTTAGGCGAGGGCCGTAGGGTTCTTCGATCCCCTGCGTGGTTTCTGTACCGTTGCGAGGGTCCAACTTTCCCCTCCCGCTCCGGCCCTCATCGATCTTCGTCGGTCAGGCGGCGCGGACGCCAGCGAAACGGACGTGAACGGTGTCGCCGCTGTCCGGTTTGACGGTGTAGGCATCCTCGACGCCAACCACGGTGCGGCCGGTGACGGTGCCGACACCGATCACCAGTTCGCCGCCCAGGAGCGGGTGCGTGCGGTATTGGTACGAAACGCGGGTGCCGGTGGCGATCCAGTTGCGGGCGGTGTTCATGTCCGTGTCCTTCGGGTTGCGATGTAGAGACTTTAGCACGTGCTAAAACGGAGTGCAAGAAAAAGCCCGACACGCCGGCCGGGCTTTTGTGAGAACTACCGCACACTTTACCGAACCAAGCGCAAAAGGCGCTGGACAAATGGCTCCTCGCATACCCCTCCGTGCTGTTGTGCGTGTTCGTAGACCAGGGCGACGACCTGCGCCTGGGCGGCCGGGTTCAGCTTGCGCCCGGCGTCGAGCGCGCACATCACCACCGACTCAATGGACTTCACCAGCAGGGTGTCGTCCACCGGTGCCGAGTGGTCCATGCCGTCGAGCCAGCCCAGGGGCAGATCGAGCGCCTGCTCTATGTGGCGCGCCACCCGCTCGCTGACCGGCCGGGTGGGGTTGGGCCCCGCCAGCTGGGACAGGAACGAGCCGTTGGAGTGCCCGAGCTTCAGCGCCAGGTTGGTCGGCCCTCCGTGGTCGGCGATGAGCTGGCGCAAATTGAGCCGGCGCAAGGCCTGGGTGTATTTCAGATCATGAGCTGTCGGCATGGTGCCCTCCTGGATGTTGGTACGCAAAGGGTACATGGCAATCGGCGTGCCGCCTTACAGCAAATTATCTAAGCGCTATAGCATCCGCTAAAATGCGCCCATACCAACCCGGACCCCACCATGAACGTTTTCAAGCTCTGGATGCGCGCGGCGACGCCAGAAGAACAGCACCTGCTGGCCCACCGCATCGGCACGAGCCGCGCCTACCTCTACCACCTCAGCGCCGACGAGGGCAGCAAGTACAAGCGCGAGCCTAACGCGGAGATGGCCGCGGCCATCGAGCGCGAGACCGAGGCGATGCACAAGGCCAGCAAGGGCCGCCTGCCGCGCATCTACCGCACCGATCTCGTGAAGGCCTGCGCCAACTGTGCGTTCGCGCAGAAGTGCCTCGGCGCGGCCGCGGTGCGCGCCGACTTCCCCGTCGTGACTGCCGAGATGGTGGTCGAACCTGGAGACGCTGATGCCAACTGACACCTCGCACCTGTCCGAGGAAAAGCAGGCCGAGATGCGGGCGCTCGACGCGCGCATGCTGCTGGCCATCAAGTGGGGCATGGCGCACGCGCTCAAGCAGCACGAGCTGCCGGCCATCGTGCTGGGTGAGGGCATCTGCGAGGACAGCGTCGTCGTGGTCTGCGGCGCGGCCGTCTACGCGAAGATGCAGGCCCTCCAGCAGGAGGCGCGCGAGGTGTTCGCCGAGGGCACCGCCGAGCAGGTGCTGCAGAAGGCGCGGGGTGGGGTGTGAGTGGTCCGGTCGACTACTACAACGAGATCGAACCCTTCGCAGCCGAGACGCTGCGCAACCTGATCGATGCCGGGCACCTGCCTTTCGGCGTCGTCGACACCCGGAGTATCAGCGATGTACGACCCGACGAGCTGCGCCAGTTCAGGCGCTGCCACTTCTTCGCCGGAATCGGCGTGTGGGCCCTGGCCCTCGAGCGTGCCGGGTGGCCCGCCGACGAGCCCGTCTGGACCGGCTCCTGCCCTTGCCAGCTTTCTCCTCGGCAGGCCAAGGCGCTGGGTTTGCTGACGAGCGGCACCTCTGGCCTCACTGGCTCCATCTCATCGAGCAGTGCCGCCCTGGAAGCGTCCTTGGTGAGCAGGTTGCAAGCAAGGACGCAGAGCCTTGGCTCGACCTTGTTCAAGCTGACGTGGAAGCCCTGGGTCATGCCTTCGGGGCTGTCGCGTTCCCGGCTGCGAGCGTCGGTGCTCCGCACATCCGAGACCGGACGTACTGGGTGGCCCACGCCGACGGCGAACAGCACGACCGGGGCCGGATCATCGGGTCGGGATGGAGGCCTGAACATTCAAACGGCAGCGCAGTTGGCCTCCTGGCCCACAGCAGCAGCAGCACGGGACTGGAAAGGCGCGAACAGCTCCGGAAACGAGTTGACGCACAACTCGCGGCCGTTGAACGAAGTGGCGCGGCTGGCGGGTTGGCCCACCACCACCACCGAGGACTCGTCAGCGAGTCGGGCCTACGGGTACAACGGCCAAACCTTCATGACGCTGACGGACGCAGCCCGGTCGGCGGCGCCTGGTCCGATGCTGACTGGATCTTCTGCCGAGATGGCAAATGGCGGCCAGTTGAACCCGGCACATTCCCGTTGGCTCATGGGGCTTCCGCCCGAGTGGGACGCCTGCGCGCCTACGGAAACGCCATCGTCCTCCAGCAAGCGCAAGTCTTCATCGAGGCCTATCTCGATGCGCGAATTGCGTGACCTCCAGATCCTCTACGGCGACATCGCATGACCGCAGTGACCGACATCTCCCACCTCGCCCACATCACCTGCCCGAGCGCGCTGCGCGACCTGCCCGGCTGGGTGATGTGGCGCTTCGAGCCCAACGAGAACCCCGGGGGCAAGCCCCGGAAAGTCCCCTACTACATCAGCGGTGGCCGCAGGCACGGCCAGCACGGCACCGCGGACGACCGGCGCCAGCTCGCCACGTTCGACGCCGCGCGCGCAGCCGCGGCCCGCCGGCGCTTCGACGGTGTGGGCTTCGCCCCGCTCCAGGACTTCGGCATCCTGGCCTTGGACTTCGACGACTGCGTCACCGGCGGCCAGATCCACCCCGACGTGCTGGCGCTGCTCGCCGACACCTACGCCGAATTCTCCCCCTCGGGCAACGGCATCCGCGCGTTCTTCCAGGGGCAGCTCGGGGACCGCAAGTCCCTGAGTAAGGCCGGCAGGTTCGGCATGGAGCTCTTCAGCACGAAGGGGTTTGTTACCTTCACCGGGAACGTGCTGGACATCGTGGAGCTGATGGGCAACGCCGACGAGGTGGCGCCCATCTCCGAGCCGGTGCTCGAGCTCGTGCGCACCCGCTTCAAGCGCGAGGCGAGCGAGCTGCCCACCGGCGAGCAGAACGCCGAGCGGGTGGGGCTGTCGCCCAGCCAGCTCGAGCACGCCCTGGCCGCGCTGCCCGAGGACCTGCCCTACGAAGACGACGACGGCCCGAGCTGGCTCGGTGTGGGCATGGCACTGCACCACGAGACCGGGGGCAGCGCCGACGGCTTCGAGCTCTGGGACACCTGGAGCCAGCGCAGCTCGAAGTACACGGCCCGCGAGTACGGCGAGGACCGCTGGCGCTCGTTCGGCGCCGGTGGCAAGGAGCGCGTCACCACGGCGCGCAGCCTGGTCACGTGGGCCAACACCCTGGGCGCGGGCATCCAGCTCAACGGCCCGGCCACCGCGGAGGAGTTCGACGCCATCGCCGAGGACGACACGCCGGCCGACCCGGCCAAGCCCATGCGCTTCCAGGTGATCCCGGTGTGCGACTTCGCCGCGCGCCCGGCGCCCGAGTGGATCATCAAGGGCGTGGTGCCGCGGGCCGAGCTGATGGTGGTGTTCGGCGAGTCGGGCAGCGGCAAGACGTTCGCGGTCCTCGACCTCGTGGCGGCCATTGCCAGGGGCGTGACGTGGCGCGGGTGCCGCGTGAAGCAGGGCCGGGTGGTCTACGTGGCCGCCGAGGGCGCCGGGGGCTTTCGCAACCGGCTCAAGGCCTACGCCCAGCAGCACGAGCTGCAGCTCGGCGACCTGCCCATGGGGGTGATCGCCGACGCCCCCAACCTGATGAACAAGCCCGACGCGCTGGACGTGTGCAAGGCGATCAAGGCCGCCGGTGGCGCTGACGTGGTGGTGATCGACACCTTCGCCCAGGCCATGCCGGGGGCCAACGAGAACGCGGGCGAGGACGTGGGCAAGGCGCTGGCCCACTGCAAGGGCATCCACCGCTCCACGGGCGCCCTGGTGGTGCTGGTGCACCACGCGGGCAAGGACGCCAGCAAGGGGGCCCGCGGCTGGTCGGGCCTGCGCGCGGCGGCCGATGCTGAGATGGAGGTGTCCCGCGGGCCAGGGGGTCGCATGCTGCGCGTGACCAAGCAGAAGGACGGCGACGACGGACTGGCCTGGGGCTTCGCGCTCGACACGGTGAACGTGGGCGTCGACGGGGATGGCGAGGCCATCACGTCGTGCCAGGTGGTGGAGGCAGCGGTGCCGACCGTGGGCCGCACGCTGAAGGTGATGGGCCCGAAGGAGGCGATCGTCAACGCCGTGATCCAGGAGATGGCCCAGGCACAGACCAGCGGCATCGAGGTCGCGGCGGTGATCACCGAATCGGTCAAGCGCATGGAGCCGCCGGCCGATGGCAAGCGCGACACGCGCAAGCAGCATGCGCGCAGGGCCCTCGAATCGCTCTGCAATGGCGATGACGCACCCTACTGGCTGCGCGATGACGGCACCGTGGAGGTGGTTTGATGGCCGAGCTACCCCTTCCACGTTTGGCCGGCCAGAACGCGATGCACGCTGTTCCGGTGCACCTTCAACTCGGCGGCGATGCGTGTGCAGGGCACGCCGCCATCGGCAAGTTGCCGGATGCGTTCGGCCTGCTCGGGTCCGATCTTGTGCCCACGGCCGCCGTGCTCGGCTCGAACGCATCGGCGGATCACTGCAAGGGGGTAGGGGAACCACAAGGTCAGCGCTTCGGTGGAAACACCCTGCGCATACCAATGGAGCACTTCGAGCCGGTCCTGGCCAAGGATTCGAGGGGTAGTCATGTGGTGCATTTTAGCGTGTGTGATGCAGTTATGCACCACGCACCGCGTGCACCGCGAGCGCACCGTGCATCTGCGGTGCAGGCAGAAGGGAGTGCACCATTCACCGCACCGCACCGTCTGTCTATAAGACGGTGCAGACGGTGCATGTGCAGTCGGGCAAAACAACCTAAGAAACCGTCGAACATGCAAAAAATTACCTACTGGAGGTTGGTATGGTGAGCGTGCAGAAAAGTGCAAAGAGGCGACTCCTGGCAGTCAACGAGAAGGGCTACCGGCTGGGCGAGGATCACCACCGCGCGAAGCTGACGAACCACGAGGTGGACCTGGTCCTGGAGCTCCTGGCCTCTGGCATGAGCGAGCGCCTAGTCGCCGAGAAGATGGAAATCAGCCGGCGCACGGTGCGCGACTACAAGGCCGCCAAGACCCGGGCCCAGGCGCCGGCGGAGTACCTGCTGGTGGAACCCGTCGAGCCGCGCATCACGCGGCGCGACTGCCGAGTGCACGGCACGGCCTACGTCCCACGCGCACCATGCAACGAGTTCGCCATCCTGGACCAAGACGATGGGGCGGATATCGTCCCCAGCAAACGCTAAAGTGCCAACCATGTCCCACCACACCTTCCCCTGGCACGACGCTTTCCTGGCAGCACTGCGCGACATGCCGGTGGTGCAGCACGCGTGCGACGCGGTCGGCATCCAGCGCAGCACCGCCTACCGGGCCCGCCAAGCCAACGAAGAGTTCGCCAAGGCCTGGGATGACGCCATGGAGGCCGGCGTGGACCGCGCCGAGCGCGAGGCCTTCCGGCGCGGCGTGGTGGGCTTCGAGGAGCCCGTGGTGCACCAGGGCAACCTCACGCCGATCTACGAGCGCGACGAGCTGGGGCTGGTGGTGATGGTCGAGCGCCGGCGCATGGTGGCAGGCACCGAGGTCGTGGACCACGTGCCCAAGCAGGCCAAGGACGCCGAGGGCCGCCCCATGTGGCTCACCGTGCGCAAGCACAGCGACGCGATGCTGGGCCTCGTGCTCAAGGCGCGCCGCAAGGCCTACAGCACCGAGCGCACCGAGCTCACGAGCCCCGACGGCAGCATGAGCCCCGTGGACGAGACCAACCGCGCGGCGCGCCTTGAGCA